GATGGCGCCACGGCTAATACGAGTACTCTTCTTCTTCTTCTTTTTCTCGTCTTTTGGGTCAGCTCCACCTCGCAGGCGGGTTGGGCCGTGCAAATCTTCTGACGATGCGCTGAAGATCTTCGACGTTTTGCTCTTTATCGGTCTGACTGAGTCTTTCAGAGCTGTGAATGTTTTGATGGTCTTCGCACATCGTTTTTCGTTCTTCTTTTCACGTTGCAAGAACTGTTTGACAAGTTCTTCAGCGTGTTCCATTGCGGATTTCTCCGTGACAGTTTTCATTATTTTCAACTGGTAATCACGCAAGGAACAATCATCTATGGCTTCTTTTGCGACCGTCAACAGCCACTTGTGATTTGCAGTCAAGTAAGCTGCTTCGTCGAGATCTTTGTCGAACGGATTGTTGCACATCTTGATCTTGAAGCCCCAGTCTTCGAAACTTTGTTTCTGAAGACCGTCGACTGCTTCTCTTATTTGTGCCACCGGTAGTTCGAGAAATCTGTGTCGATAATAATGTTGTAACGACGGTGGCAGGTCAGCACCACTGATCCACATAGCGAGTCTGTGACTTGCAGTGGATGTTGGTGCTTTCAGGTCTCGCAGCAGACCAGCTTTGTAGAGGCGCTCATCAAGAGAAATAATGCCAATTTTCTCTTGTTGGATTACGAACCGTTTGGAAAGAAAGCTGTGTTTCTCCAAAGGACCCGAGATCCAGTCTTTCGCGCACTGGCCCAACCCATGGCTCCCGAATTCAGATCCGAGAGTTTTCTTGAGCAATGCTTCGTCTACTGCTCTCCACAAAGCCGTCAACACGTCGTCGCCTGACGCATTGAAGCTGCTTTTCAATTCATTTTCAGGATCTTGTAACCAGACTGCGAATCTGTTGTAGAGAATGGTTCTCAGTGTGTTGAACAGAGTCGTAAGAGTCGGGTGGCCTGAAAAGACTGTCCCCGTTATCTTTCCTACAATGCCAGTCTTGGTGTGAAACGTGTAGGAATTCTGTGTCAAGGCTTCCAAGACTGCATTTGTGAGATGAGCAGGAACAGCACAATGACTCGATTTCATAATTCTCGGCAATATTTTCTTCATGATGAAATGGTCAACGATTTTTATCAACACTAAGTGCTGATGTGCGTCGTGTACAGCTCCATCATAACTGTAAAAATAATTGCGAGAAAACGCATTCGTAGGGTCATGACGGTATTCGTTCCATTTTGCAGCCAATTCTGAAGTTGAGTATCCAGAAATGAAGCCAGGTTCGACTACTTTCATGACACCAAT